TGCTGAGGTCTTTACACCTTCTTCCACAGTTAGTGTAAATGGAACAAGCTACAACTTAACAGTAACAACTGTCTCTAAGGCTGCATTCGGGGCAGAGAAAGAATCTGCAGAAAGTATTAGACAAAATGCTCCATTAAACTATCTGGCTCAGGGCAGACTTGTAACCCCTCTCGATTACGTCGCTGTAATTTCTAATGCTATTCCTGGAATTAAGTCTATTAATGCTTGGGGTGGAGAAGATAATGTTCCAGAGCCAAAGTTCGGTAAAGTGTTGATTTCGATTATCTATGAAGATGATGTTCCTGCAGTGACCAAAACTACTATAGAACAAAGGATTCAAACCGAATTTTTAGATCAGCTTTCAATTACATCTATTGGTTCTGAGATTGTGCAGCCAGAGTTTACTTATTTAAATGTAACTACTCAATTAAAATATAATGCAGGCCAAACTGCGTTAAGTAGACGTGCATTAGAAACTAAAATTCAGAATGCGATTAGTATATACTTCCAAAATAATCTTGGGAAGTTTAATCAGATTTTCCGGAAATCTAAGTTAAATTCTTTCATTGACGCTTCTGACACCTCAATCTTTTCTTCGAGTGTCTCTGTAAATATGGAGAGTAGATTTACACCTGCTTTTGATGCAGTCTCTGTTAAGTTTATTAAAGCAGATTATACTTTACAGTTCTTAAATACTATCGCATCTCCAGATGATGTGAATGCGATTGTTACTTCGGATCAGTTCTTGTTTAACGGTAAGATTTGTTCCATTAGAAATAAAATTGGTGATAATGCTAGCACAAAGCTTCAGATTATTGATGCAGATGGCAACCTAGTCGTTAGCGACATTGGTAATTATGAACCAAGTACAGGTAAAGTCATTTTGGCAGGGTTCGAACCTACATCTATTTCTTCTGGAGAAACTTTCTTAAAAATTATTGCTACTCCTGCAGATGATTCTAACATCAAACCACTTAGAAATAATATTATTAATTTAAATCAAAATTCTGTATCTGCTCTGCCAGATACGAATGTTGCGAATAGCACGGTAGTTTAATGGCCTCTACATTAACAGATTATAACAGAAGAGATCCAAACTTTCAACAACCACAGGTTGAAACGGTTGTTCCTGAACATTTTAAGGAACAGCACCCAACATTAGTGACTTTTATTAAAAAGTTTTATGAATATCTCGAAGTTGCTTCTGGACGCAATAATCTGAGTGATGTTTTTTATATTCGTGATGTAGAAAGTACCTCAGAAGATTTTTTGGATTATCTATTTTTTGAAAGTATTAATGGTCTTGGCGCAGACTTTTTTAAGTTTCCAAGACTGACACTTAAATTTATTCCAAACTTCTATCCAATTAAGGGGACACAGGTTTCTGTCCCTGCATTCTTTAGATATATCTATGGTGTAGACTCAGAGCAGTTTTATCCAAAAACAAGAATATTTAATGTCGGCGAAAGCCCGATTGGTGCAGACTCTTTAAGATTTATTCAAGATTCTAATTTTTATCAGATTCTTTCTATTCAGATTAAATCCCCTCTCGGCATTAATCAGTGGAGAGATGTCTATAAAAAATATAATCATCCAGCTGGGTTTGCACTTTTCGCTGAAACACTTTTTGAGAAAACAGCAACAAACTCAATCATGAGCGCTCCTCTCTCCATTCAAGATAGTGCGGCTGGTGCAGTTACCTTGGAAGACTTTGGTATAGCCTCTGCAGCTGCAACTGGTAGCACTACTGGTGTTGATAGTGATGCGGCGCTCAGATTCTATGTTGATCGTGGTATTCAGTTCTATCAAGACTCTATTGGTGAACTTACTACTGCACAGAAAGGCGAAAATACTACTATCGCTGATGTCCTTAAAACTAATTCTGGCCGCTTCTCTTCGACTGATAGTGATAGATTCTCGGATAGCTCGCTTCAGACGATGGATGAAGACATTTTTATGTTTAGACCAATTAGTGGATTAGATTCTGCTTGACGATATAAATAAACTTAAATATCTTTTGTAAGAAGGTAAAAGATGACCAGACAAAATATCTCTACTGGTAGTACAGCAAACGACGGAACTGGAGATACCCTCCGCAGCGCTGGTACTAAAATGAACGAAAACTTTGTTGAACTGTATCAGGCTTTTGGTACAGACAGCAATAATTTGGGTGCAGGTATTACCTTCGATAGTGCACAGATTATTTTCTCTGGCGCAACAAACACGACTACACTTACCCGTCAAGATCCAAGTACTGACGTAACTATTAATCTTGGTGATAGTAATGGTGAAGTTGTAGTTATTCGCTCTGACAATACAGTTAATTTCGTTGATTCTACTGGGACAGCCTCTAAGATTCTTTACGGAAACGTATACAGCAATATTGGCGATCTTCCCTCGGCAACCACCTATCATGGTATGTTTGCACATGTACATGCGACCGAAAAAGGTTATTTTGCCCATGCGGGAGCTTGGCACGCATTAGTAGATAGTGACACATTTACTTCTAGAACAGATTTAGAATTAGTAAATCCTAGAATTGACACGCATGTATTTGATAATACTGGAAACTTTGAAATTTTAAACTTTGACAATGTCTCTGGTTCTCCAGTTAATAATGTTAAAATTTCTAATGCTGAAACAGGTAATGCCCCCACTATTTCTACTGAAGGCGGGGATACAAACGTAGGTCTTACTATCTCAGCGAAAAATAATGGCCCGATTACTCTTGAGGGTACAGTAGTTTATGGTTCTTCTGTTTTAACTGCAGGTTCTGATTCTACTTTAGATTCAAATTCAAACTCATACCTTTTCAACTCAGCAAGCATTAGACATTTTGATTTACATGATGGAGATACTACTGGGGAGATTAAAAGGTTATTAAATAGAAGAAACATAGATATTATTCTTCATGGTAATTTTGAAACATATTCTGCTGCATTCTCGCAGGTAACTATGACTGATAAAATGCTCGTTACGTGTATGTGGGATGGCGTTGGAAATAAATGGTTCTTCGATAAAGATTCAGATGTTAAACTTGTATTCGCTTAAAAGGTTCAATAAATGACAGCTATCGTAACAAATGACATTAAAAGGCAGCTACTGCAAACTGTATTGACAGATGTTGCAGACAGCGCCAACTATTATTACATTGGTATCGGTAAGTCAGATCAGTGGAACATTTCTGATGAGGCTCCAGTAATCATTAATAGTGAAAAGCAGAAGCGTGATTTCAGAGCTGGCCTTCAATCAATTATCAGAACTACAGATGCATCTTTTGTTGCTTCTAGATATAACTGGACTTCTGGTACTATTTACAATGCATACACTGATTTAAATGTAACGAATACTAATTACTATGTTCTTACTGCTAACAACAGAGTGTATCTCTGTGTTCAGCAAGGTAGGAATAACAACGGCGTGGCGCAAACTTCTACAGTGGATCCAGAAACAACTGGTACGACTACTTCCGCTAAGTCTACATCTGATGGTTACGTTTGGAAATATTTACTTACGTTGACTGCAGATAATGCGAATAAGTTTTTGTCAGCTAATTTTGTTCCTGTATCTAAAGTTGACTCTGCTACTGGCTTGGGCTTTATTTTACAAACACAATTAGATGTTCAAAAAGCAGCAGATTCTGGCCAAGTTGTAGGATTTAGAGTAACAACACCAGGATCTGGTTATACTTCCGCTCCAACAGTAACTATCAACGGTAATGGAACAGGAGCTCGGGCAGTTGCTACGCTTACTGATGCAGGCGGTATTGGTAAAGTCGAAATCAAGGATTCTGGCGGAACATTGGCGTTTGGCTCTGGTTACTCGTTTGCTTCTGTAGCATTAAGTTCTGGTAGCGCTGAAGTTTCTCCAATTATTTCTGCTATTGGATTAGGGAATGATCCGAGAGAAGATTTAAATGCTACATCAATAATGTTAAACGCCAAACCAAACGGTTTACAAAATAACTCATTTATTGTTCAGAATGATTTTAGGCAGATTGGTTTAATTAAAAATCCAAAGAAAGTAGCTACTGACTCTGACTTTACAGATACTGATGCTATGGCTCTTCGCAAATTAACTTTGTCAAGTATTGTCAATTTTGATAGTGATAATTCAAGAGACGCTTTAATTGTTGGTGGAACGAGCGGAGCTAAAGCATTTGTAGACGATAAAAGAGGTTCTCTCTTCTTCTATCATCAGAATGACAGTACAGGATTTAAGCCATTCGAAGCTGGTGAACAAATTAGCGATGTAAATAATGGCAGTAGAACAGCCACGATTGATACTGATTCTGACGGCGAAGTTAAATTATTTGATAATCAGATCCTCTATATAGAAAATAGAGCTGCTGTTGTTAGAGATACCGCTCAAACAGAAGACGTTAAAATTATTGTGCAATTATAAGGTAAGAAGATAAATGCCTAACTCTTTTACTAATACAACTTTTAGTACTACGTACAAGGACGATTTTAAAGATAGCGATCATTATCATCGCATTCTTTTTAATTCTGGTCGTGCGTTGCAAGCTAGAGAACTCACTCAATTACAAACTATTACGCAGAATGAGTTAGAGCGTCTTGGCAGGCATATTTTTAAAGAGGGTAGTGTTGTTCTTCCGGGAGGACTTACTCTCGATAGAAATTATGAATTCGTAAAGTTAGAAACATCAGACACATCAGCATTTTCTGTTAATGATGTAATTCAAGGTTTAACAAGTTCTGTTCAAGCTAAAATTCTTCAAATCGTAGCGGCTACTGACACAGATCCAGCAACTTTTTATGTAAAATATATTAATTCGTCGACGTCCACTGGAATAGTTAATGACCCTGTTAGATTTACTCCTGGTGAGTTCGTTCAGCGCACGTCATCTTCCGATTCTATTCGTGTTCAGGTTGTAAGTATCGCAGGTAACTTTGCAGTTGGCCGTGGTACGAGAGCTTCGGTTAATAATGGAGTTTACTTTACACGTGGCCACTTTGTCTCAGTGACGCCACAATCGACTCTGGTGAGTAAATATTCAGATACGCCTAATGAGGTTATCGGAATGAAGGTTGTCGAGGATGTAATTACTGTTTCTGACACCAATGCTCTCTATGATAATCAAAATAATAACATTCCTAATTTAACTGCTCCTGGTGCAGACAGATATAGAATTACATTAACATTATCTATAGAAAGTGAATTAGATAGCGGAGATAACTTCTTCTCTATTAATGAAGTTTCTAATGGCCTTTTATTAAGAGAAGTTGATGACACTGAGTATGCTCGAATCGACACTGAACTTTCAGCTAGGACGAGAGAGGAGTCTGGTGATTATATTGTAGAGGGCTTTACCTCTGTAATGGAAGCTGGAGACTCAGATAGAGTATTATCTCTAAATGTTGAAGGTGGTGTTGCTTATGTTGACGGTAGAAGAGTCGCAAGACCAAACGTTGAACCTATCTTAGTAAATAAGCCAAGAGAAACAGAAGTAGTTGAAGAAACTGTCTCGGCTAATTTCGGTAATTATGTCAGAGTAACAGCTCCAACGCTTTCTGGAATTATTCCCAATATTGATGTTCTTCAAACTGTTACATTAAAAAATGCTGTAAATTTTGGTGGTTCTGAAATAGGAACTGCTCGAGTTCGCTCTTTAGTTAAAGATGGTGCTAACTATAGATTGCACCTTTTTGATATTAAAATTAATGATGGTTCTAAATTTAGTGAAGCCAGAAGTATTGGATTAACTACAGGTCACTTTAATTTAATTACTGAAGGTGGCGTAGCAGTTATTTCTTTGAGGTTGGTAAGATTAGACCATCCCTCGTAGATGATGTCACATTAACTGTCCAAAGAAGATTCGAAGCAACAACTGATGGCACAGGTGTAGCAACTTTGAGTGGGTTGGGTACTGATGAATCATTCTCAAACTCAACCAGCTGGATTGTTGCCTTAGACAGTGCAGCTGCGACTCAAATCCTTCCCGATGCTACAGCGACGAACGCTGGAGAAATTACAACAGGAAGGCCAGCAGCAGAAACAATTGAAGTAATTGCATTAGTCGATAAAACTGCCAGCGCTGTTACGATTCGCCCTAAGA